CTCCAACATCATGTATTGCTCGCTATCTGCGGGCAGTGATCCCATTTGTCCACGTGGCCATTTAATTCTAAACTCTGTATTTGCCTCTACGTCTGCATTCATCAACTCTAATTTAGTTTTTGCTTGATTTAATGATTCATGTAATCCGAAATAAGCCCAGGTGCCGATTGCGACGAGTGCAATCAAACTGGCAACCGTTTTCATAGGCATTTGCACGGCAGCCTCTTCAGATATGTTTAAAGGTTTTTTACTCATGTTTTGGTTTTGGTAGCGGGATTATATAATCTTTTGGATCAACTTGCAACGGCTGTG